TGTAAATAGAAAATTGGAAATGGTGATGTTTGCCGCATCAACATCCATATCCGCACCGACAGCCGTTGTGAAATTGACTGTAGGTCTATTGGAGCCGTTCCCTAAACCTATTATGGTGATACCAGCCACGTCTAGAGCTAAACCTGCTGCAGCAGTGACCGTTTCAGTGTGTCCAGCCTTCACCATTATTATATCGGCGTTGTCCGCTTTTGTGCGACCAACCGCGTAGTCCAGAGTTGAAAATGGTCGGTTGTGAGTGCCATCGTTAGAGTTGGATCCTGCACCAGAATCAACCCAGTAGATGTCGCCACCATAACCATTAAGAATTGGCATACCTCTTATAGCTACACCAGAAGCAAACCCGTTAGGGTAATTAGATATCGGCATAATATTGCAACCTTTCTGCAATTAGGCGGGGTCTCCCCCAAACTCATTATTGAGCCGCTGAAAAGAAAGGTGGGGGAAAACCCCCACCCATTTAATTAGGCACCGCTTGATGCGTAGACACCGCGAGGATCAGACCAACCAAAGCTGTAACGCTCTCTTGATTTGAATTTCATGGTATCGGACTCGAAGTCACCTTCATTCGAAGTGGTAACACCAAGACGCTCAAAGTACTTCAGAGAGTCTGGGCAGTTATTTAGAATGAAGAATGCATCCGTGTCAGACAGGAATGCATTGACCTCAACACCTTCGCTGAACATACCCATAGAGTTCAGTGCGTTCAGATCGTTGTCTGAAGTAGCAGGTCTTAACTGAGACTTCAGGATACGTTCTGCAACAAACTGTTGCTCAAAAGGTATTAACAACATTCGAGGCGTAATCGCGATTGGTAGACCACGATCATCGACGAAGTTGTTGACAGCAATAACAGCATTTTCAAGTGCAGTTTCCGACAAGTCTACCTGCGTAGAAAATGTATTGGAAAACGTACCGCCAGAAACAAGAGGATGTGCAGTGTTAGCCAAGCTGACACCGTCACCGCCTTTATAGCTGGATGAAAACGCATTGTTAAAGATGTTAGCGGCAGTCACCTGCTTGGTGTGTGCCATTGATCGAGCGAGTGCTTTCGTATAACGAGTTGAAAGTTGCTCGTAAAGGTTGTCTTCCATAGCTTCACTCGAAACGCTGAAGCCAAGGGCCACGGTAGAATGGGAGTAACGTGCAGTCCATGCTTCCTGTGCTGTATCGAATGTTACCGATGCACCTTCAGCTTTTGTTGGAGCCGCCCCAAAACCAGACAGTAGAACCTCTTCTTCAAACGCTCTGTCCGAAGAAACCTTCTCAAATAAACGCTCATGTTGGTTGTCGTACCTATCGTACTCCATTCCGAATAAAGCGTGTAGACCGGGCACCAAAGATTTGGCGTGGTCTGACCTTACTATTGCAGCCATTTAATCAGACCTCCCTATATGCCAGCTGTGAACTGTCCGAAGAACGATTCGTTCAGGGACACTTCCATCTGGACTTGGCTTCCAGCAGCGGAGCCATAATTGTTATCGGGAAGGGGAAGTTTTCTAATAACTTTCCACCCAGCTTGTGATGCAGAAGCACCTGATGTATCCAGCATGTAGCCAGATAAACCTGTTGATGTACTTCCAGAACCAGCAACGTGATCGGCTGAAGTGCCGAGATCTGCCGATGTTAAGAAGTCACTATCCGCATCGTCATAGACTTTGTATGTGACCATCGGATCATCAATTACCAACGCAACAACATCTGTTGCACCAGAAACTGCACCGGGCCAATACCGTGAGAATACAACTTCACCATCGGACTTTTTGTAAGAAACACCTTGGAATACGCCGAGTATGACGTTACCAGCTGCTGCGACTTCTATTGTCCCAGCGGCAACAAACTTCACAGGATCACCTGAAAAGATTTCGGTGCTATAGTCTATCGCGATAGTGTATTCAGAAGTTCTGATTTCACCACCCGATAGATGACGCAAGGGTTGAAACCCATAAGCTGCCATTTTATCGCCTCCTTAGATTAAAAGAATAAGTGGCGATCTTTAAGTTCAGTCGTCGAACTGAACCCCTCGACCACCACCCGTCGAAACACGGGATGTTCGGTCAATGCTAATCGGCATAGTTGGATGCTGTTCTTTAAATAAACTGTTGTCTACGGCTGATAATAAACGATCTGTTTTACCGTCTATATAGTCCCGTTTTGCAGAAACCTGCTCTTCAGTATTTTTCATAAGAATCAAATCACCCTGACCTACAACGCCAGCAAATCGACCTTCTTGGTGAACCGATCCCAAAAACTCTGGATGCTCTTCAAGTTTGACAGGCTCCCATCCTTCGCGGCGACGAACAGACAAGTTCTTGTCATCATCACTTCCAAGGATTGAAATCCTGACCCACCTGTAAACCAATCCGGGTTTTGCATTCGGTGCATCAAGTTGACTAGGCGGGACATAAACTGCCCGTTGGGTATTGGCGCGAGTCTTTACTTCGCGATCAGCGTGTTTAACGGTAGTATTCATATAACCTACTCCACGTAACGAGCGTAGTCTTTAGGAGAAACGCCCAATCGTTTACATACATCAAGCTGTGCTTGGGTGAGTTTGATCGTGCGTTTGTTGGAGCCTCTCGTCACTCCAGCAACTGGCGAAGTTTGCTGAGATCGTGCCTTGGCCTGCCCAAATTTTTGAGGGAAGGCATCTTTAAGCCGTCGATCTAATTCTTCGTAATATTCATCACTAGTTGTATCATATCCTTCGCTATTTACCAAGCGGTTGTGAATAGCATACGCAGATCCTGTTAGTATTTCGTCTTGCCCAAACCAGTTATTTCGCCGCGCCCACTCAACAGCCTTGGGTTCAGGTTGCGCTTGCTGTTGTTGTGTGGCTTGTTGCTGTTGAAACTGTTGTTGAGTCTGTGCCTGAGAATGATTGGCATTTTCCCAACGCTCCTGTTCCTGACGACGACGTTCAAAGTCGGAACTCTGGTTGTTTAAACGGGAGAGCTTGTCCTGAACCTCAAACATTTTAGAGGTATCACCACTGTTATATGCATCGTCATAGTCACGCTGTAACGTCATCTTCTGCGCTTCAATAGCAGATTCACCTGACGTTAATGCATTAGCCTGCGCTGAATTATAGGCCTGTTGTAGTTTAATAAGCCGCTCTTCAGCCGCCGCACTGCGTCGTTCAGCTTCATGTCGCTTGGCAACTTCCTGACTAATGCGTTTTTTTACACGGGAACTATAGTCTTCTGGGTTACCTTCAGCCGCTGGTTCATCCGACTTTGTCTCTACAGGTTGCTCCCCTGCGGTTCCAACACCAGCATCGTCATCAATGACAACAACACTTTCGTCTTCAACCGCTACTTCTTCTACTGCCTGTGTGTCACTCATTGTAGTGCGCTCCTATCTTTAATAACCGCCTGTATTTCGTCATCGTTTAAAATGCGAACGGGGTTACCGTGAACGCGAAAGCGTATGCCAGCATATTTAGAAAAAGTTACCGTGTCTCCGGGGTTTACCCAGTCATCAAATTCTTCCATGTCTTCCCTGCTGTAAGCAAGGTCACCTAGAGACACAACAGTACCCAAAACACATGTACCCCTTGCAAGATCCAGTGCCGAGTTAGGTAGCATGATGCCGCCCTTTGTTACTTCTTCCTGTGGCTCATCAGCGACAAGCACTCGATAACCTGCAGGTGTTACCGCCGAGTCAATTGACTCAAGCGTTTCTTCACTAATCGTCTTCGTTTCCATCGCGCAGTTCCTCTACGATAGTTAGCACTCGATCAATCGCTGAAATTGCACCTGAGATACGAGTGTATTCATCCCAGTTACTGCAGCGCCCTTCTCCAGAATAAGCAACGTGTTCACTTCTCAGTTGATTAATCTGTTTTAATAAATACTCTTTATCCATCATCACCCCTTAAATGCGTTGCAATGCACTCGCTGGCAAAAACGTCTAGAAATTTTGTACCAAGTACCAAGTCATCAACATTAATCTTTGTAGACGCGAGGCTAATTTCACCGTTTTTAAAAAACACAACACCGAGTACGCACTTAATGTCAGGAGCATCTAGTTTTAGTTTTTCCCCCAGCCATGCGGCGTCTTTGTAAACCTGTTTTGGAAACGGTATTATCTTTTCTAGATCCACTTCTTTTTCGAACGGATCTTTTGATTTGCTTGGCATTATTATTCCTAGTAATCATCGTTTAGATGTACCTGTTGTCGCATATTTAGGGGTGATATTGAATGGGGTTGCATGGAGTGCTTTGCTACAACAAACTCCATTAAACTGAAATAAAGTAAACAATCATACAAAATAGTAAAAAACACATAATCTGTGCTAACACTCTTTCTGACATCGTCACCTCATTGATTTAGTTCCTTTGCACTTCCACTTTTTCCTAGATAGGTTATTTGGAGAATTAGGATCACGGGCTTTCTTTGCCGACTTACCGCCTTTGCGTAGCATGTCGCGTTTTATACCCGCCGATCTCGAACAGTAGCTCGAACCCTTAGACGTGCCGGGGCGAATACGATCTTTTCCATCCTTAGCTTTGCCGGATTGACCGTAGGACACCTTGCGCGTTCGCCCTGTTTTAGGGTTCTTAACCTTCTTGACAAACCGCTTACCTTTAGCAGGTGTTGCCATTACGCCGATACATCATCCAGTAAAGCGAATACTTGCGCGTTAACAGTTGCATCGCCAGCACCACCATCGTCAGATGCAATACAGTGCAGGTTTGCGACAGTGACGTTTGGTAGTCTGCCAAACCACGTTTCAGATGCACCGATAAAAATACCATCAGCCAAATCGTGGGCAGCTGCACCACCATCTATGGATATCATAATGCCATCTGCCGATGAATCATTTTTGACAAGCAAAAATTTAACAAGGTCACCACTGGCTACTGTTTCGGGTGCCGTTGTAGATGTTGTTGCGGCGGTAGTAAGATAATGACCTGCAATTAAATCTGCGCTGGCACTGTGGCTGATTGCCGTATGCTTGTAATACCACTTCTGCGTAGCATCGGCAGGCGCTACAGACATTGCACCCGTTAATGTTAAGGCAATATCATCAGGCAACATTGTTGCTGTGATAGATAGGGTTGCGTCATCAGCCATTTTCTAATCCTTTATTGGTTGTTACGAGACACGTTCATGGCGGCAGCTGCTACGCGAGATCGTTGATCTGCCGCCTTGATCTGCGCGTCTAATATTTTTGATTCTGCTTCGAGTTCGCGATCTAGGTTTTGATCGTTTATTTCAGCCTGAAGTTCAGCTGCTTTCAATTCTACATCTGCCTTGGCTTTAAACGCCTTGACATCGCTGTCCTGTTTATCAATCGCAAGCTGTTGCATTGCCACCTGCATCTGCGGTGTCTGCATTGCCTGCTGGTTTTGCTGTGCCTGTTGTATCTGCATAGCCTGTTGCGCAAGTTGCTGACCAGCTAGAGCCTGCATTCTAGCAAGTTCGTTTTCCATAGCTGGATCAAGTTCCATGTAATCTGACGGCGCTGTTGGCTTCAGTGGATTGTAATCTGGTGCATCAGGAAGCTGTTGCTGTATCGCCGCTTCTATTTGCTGTCTATATTGGTGTGCAATGTGTTCGTTAATATGCGCATTCATCCGGGGTGCAAGCTGTTTAAACGTGTTCTGGTCACCCTGCATGGACATTAAAAACGCTTGATGTGTCTGGATATGGGCTTGATGATCTTGGTCTGCAAAAGCCTTCGCAGCCTTTCCATGCATGAACGCAAAGTTTTCAGTAGCAGGGTCAGCGCGTTGTGGACCGCGATCAGGCAACAAGATATCATCGATTTCATCCGTTCCTATAGTTTGATGCATCCTTCGCAGTGCAGCTGGAAGGTCGTGCTGTTGCGGAAATTGTTGCGCAAGTTGCAACTGTGCCTGCGCTCTCATAATTCTCTGGGATTCACTGAAGATGTTTGGATCTGAAACAGGGATAACGTCTATCCTGCCATCATAGTCTTCACGTCTTATGTCACCTGCCCCGCTGGTGTAAGCACCGAAGTCACCATACTCATAGTTTAGCCGCGCCATTAACCTGAATTCATTACGCTGGGCACGGTGTAGTCGTCGGTGGATTGTTGACATCAGGCGCTGTCCAGCTTCCATCATCGCAACCACACTACCGACAGGTGTCTCCTTGGTGTTCTGATCCCCTACTTGTAAATCTGTAGAAGCAGCAAGACGACGACCATTATCAACAATAGAACCCAGTAACATAGCGAGTGTTTGACTTGGTTCCTTTGTAGGTAGCGGTATAATTGATTTACGAATGTCATCCCCAACCCCGTCTATATCTCTAAATTCACCAAACGAAATGGGTTGATCTCCTGCGACCCGCATACCTCTGGCTTTAAATCCACCCGGCAAGTTTGCAAACTGACCAGCATCAACAAGGCTACGCAGTACCGCCGTTGCAGTACGCTGGAGATTGCCGAGTACATGTACGAAGCCCAAACCATAGAAACCTAAACCGGGAAGAAAGCGGTATACTGTGAACCAATTTAATTTTTTGTAATCTGTATCGCCTTCCGCATAATTTCGGCGTATGGAAAGAACTTCGTTATTTGAATCAAGCACCGTAACAATGTATGGCAACGCAATGCCTGTCGGATTGCCATCACTGTCAAGATGCTCAAAGCCGGGTAGATCAAGA